GTAATCGTGTTCAAGCTCTATCGGAGAAAACCCGTCTTTGATTTTTTCGTCCATAAACCTTTTGGCCATGCCTTCCCATAGATTTTTTTTGTATCCCATTTTCATGCTCCCTTTATTCGTAGTGTCGTATAATGCCCTCATCTTCTTCGAGCATCGCCTCAAGATCGGTGGGGAACCACTCCCCGCCGGTTTCATCCGTCATTTCATTCATCACCTCCTTTTTTGGTTTGTAAGGCTGGTTCACTCACCCATCCTCATGGCCCTGATAGCCTCGTAGATGGCATCCTGGATGCCTGTTGGGGCCTCTCTGTATTTTTTGATGACATCTTTGTATCGAGGGTCATTGCTCTCATCTTCTTCAGGTCCGGGTTCAGGCTTGGGAGCCCTCGCTTTCAAGTCCGCTTCTATCACCGGAAGCGATCTCGTAACTTTTTTGTCGAGCGTCCTATGGTAGGCTCCTTCCCACAACGAATCGATGATATATGAACCACCGAGCTCCTCTATTTTTCTGAGATTCGACAGAAGCGAAGGGGCGCACCCTGCTGCCCTTGCCGCCTCGACACGTGTGAACCCCTCGTCCTGCCACAATCGATATCCTCGTATCGCCATTGCCGTTTTATCCTCATGTCTTCTCGTTTCAGCTGAATTCAACACGTCCAAGACCTCCTTTTTTGTAAAATTGTTTGGTATCTTCACTGCGTTGATGTGCTTGGCTCCGAGCTCTTTGAGAGCCAGTAGCCTATGCCGCCCATCCACTATTTTCCCACGGTAGACGAGAGCGGGGAAAAGCTGTCCCTTCTCATCGATGTCTTCCACAAGGGCCCTGTATTGCACCTCCTCCATCATAGGGTTGATGGAGGCAAGCCTGTGTATTTCCGCCTCGTCCACCGGGACCTTGAACCACTCCTGTTGTAGTATTTCTTCGTAGGTCATAATGCCTCCTTTTTTAGAACATTATAGCTGTATTTTAGAGCTTTGTCAATAGCGAAGCATAAAAAGGCACCAAATGGCCTCTAAAGCCCTGAATTCAGGGATTTAAAGCAAAGTAGAGGTTCTACGCTTAGAACCTCTGGATTCTGCTATTCGCTCTTCAAGGATTTTGGCCAGATTTCCCTAATAATAATAAGAACCTCCAATTAGAACCTGTCATATCTGAATGGAGCCCCCAGGAGGCAACAAATCTGTTGAGTTGGTCAACCCCCGGTTGCAACAATGCAACCCCGGGTTGTAACAGGTGCATCTTTCTCTATATGTTCTCAGGTAACTCGGAACCAGTGATGGTTTCGCCTATACGATTCAGAGAAAGACAGATCGGAATCCCCTGCACCCATCCACCAAGAGCCATCCACCCACCGACCGGGACCCCGCTGTGCGTCCTGGCTCGTTCGTCGAGGCCGCAAGGCCGAGACGAACGGGCCGGGTCGTGCTACGGGCAGTCGATCAGCGGGTGTAGGAAGGGAACCCTGTGCGGAGCACATCGAAAAAAAAGAGAAAGGGAACCACACGGAACCACACCTGCACCCAAAGCCCGTGGTTCCATGGACAGCCACAGCCTGTGGTTCCACGAAACTGTGGATACGTCTGCCGGGCATATGCATGCAGGAGACGAAATCACCTTATGTTTTCAAACGATCACCGACCAACCCATACCTTTGCCTACCCAACAGTGTCCGATGGCCTTATCCGCACCTCCTGCCATGCATGGCTCCGGAACCACTCCGCCCTGCAGGGGGTGTGCGGATTGCGTGGAGACATCGCTTCGCATGGGCATGGAACCACTCCCCCCTGCCCTGCCGTGGTTCCATGGAGCGGTGGTTCCATGAAGCGCCGGGGAGCATCGGTGCGGTTCCGCGTGGTGCCGGTCCGGGGAGCGTGGTTCCGTTTCGTGTTTCGATCCGTTTTTTCTTTTGTTCGGCCTTCGGCCCGATGTTCATCGCCATCCGTGGTTCCCTTCCTACGATTTTTACACGCCTGCCCGGGGGTGCGCATGCGACGTGACCCGCTCATGGCTTCGCCATTCGCGGATCACTTACGCATACGCACCTCGGGGACCCGGGCTAAAACCGGATGGCTTCATGGAGGGGTGGGTGTGTTGGGTTGGAGTGGTTCCGGGAGCTCGGGAACTTGACTTTTGCTATTGACAAAAGCAGATGCTTTTAGGTAAGATAAAAAGTACTTTTTATCTTACCTAAAATCTGTCATCTGAAGTCAGGTTCGTTTAACAATTCGGGATGTAAGACAAAGGCACGCCACTCGCCTCCCACTCTTCATCCCGAATTGTTAAGCGAATTCAAAAGAGTGGGGAAGAGTGGCATCTCCTAATACTCTATCGCTTCAATCCATTTTGCCAGATACGAATGTCAACAATCATCACAGAAGAACCGTTCAATCTATTGAACGAAGGAAGGTTTGTGGTGCGGGAATATGAACGCATAGGAAGGTTTTTTCCGAAAGCCGGGATCACGCTTGTAAAGGGCCTGCCGGGAACCGGAAAAACGTCAAGCGTGCTGAACGAGTTAATTCTCGACGGGTTCAGGCCAGTATGGTTCAATCTGGACGAAAGCCCGGCAAAGCTTCATGGCAAAGACCTGTCTCAATATGCCGAATGCTTCTCCGGGGGTTCCTTGCGGAAGCTTCTCGTCAATCTTGAAAATATCGACGGCTCCATAAACGGTTCCGTTATCGTCATAGACACATACGAGAGAATGTCAGAACTCATAAGCGAAGCCAACAACGTCAGGAAAAGGCACTGTGAGTCATGCAAAGAGTTGTCACCGGCATATGTGTTGCGGTTCCTGTCGAAAAAGCATGGGTGCACCGTCATCATAATCGGACACACCGAACACCATGTCGGCTCAAGCGAGATATTCGTCGATAAGACACTTGAGCGCAGGGCGGACGAGGTCATCTATCTGGAGGTGAAAAAACGCATAGAAAAGAAAGATGGCGTCAGGCTTCACGTAATAGAGAGAAGCGCGTATCTGATTAAGCGCAGGGGCACGGAAATGGGCACAATCATCACCGATTTCGGAACCCCGGACGATTAGCATACCCCCACCTATGCCTACCCTGCCGTGGTTCCGTTTGTTCCATACGAAGGCGGCATATACGGGACTGAATATACGGGACTGAATATACGGGACTGAAAATGATGTATGGGATAGGTGAGAGAAGTCCGCCGGGGACTTTATCCGGCGGAGCGGTCTTTAAAAGGACAGTTTGTCAGAACGTCTGCGAACCCCCGAAATGAACACCGTGAAGCCCTTCCCCGGGGGGAAGGAGCCGCATTGGAATCATCAGAGTTGTTTGCGACAGGACAATGATACAACGTTTCGGCTTATATGTCAAAACCTCCGTGAGCCGCACGTGGTTCCGGGTGTGGTTCCTGGTGCGAATCGGAGCGATGCGATGCGTGCCCGGACGCATGTATGCCCTGGACGGAGATCGTTCGAAAACACAAGGCGATTTCGCTTCCTGCGGGGTGTGCGGCGCTCATGGCCCATCCCTCCACGGCATCAGCCCTTCTATCGAAGCGTCGGACGCGTTGAAGCCCCTGTCCACGAGCATCTTCCTGATCTTGCATATCGCCCTTCTGTAATCCGACTCCACTACGGCTTCCGACACTCCGAGAACATGCGCTATCTCTTTGAACGACATCTCGAAGTCCTTCGCCTCGAATCCGTTCTCGCACACGGAACCACAGCCTCCGCACACGGAACCACGCAGGTTCCCCGACGCGATGGACCGTGTGGTTCCGCACGACACGCAGGAGACGGTGAGCCTGATCGACTTGCCGGTTCTCTCGAACGAAACCACCTTCCATGGCCACGCAACCATCCCGATCCTCGACGGCCATACCGCCTTCGCCATCACGGCCTCCACGCGAAATCGTCTTCGCACGGAACCACGGACTCGTCGAGCGCGGACGCGATCTTCTCCATGGCGGAGTCGTACAGCCTTTTCGCCCACGCCTCGCTTATCCCGAGAGTTTCGGCTATCTCCTTGAACGTCATGGAGAAAGACTGGTCGTTGTGGGCGGAAACGCCTGTGCTTTTCATGATTTGTCCGTCCTCCATGATATGCGCCCCGGGATCGGACGGACGGCACGGAACCCATACGCATTTGGCCGGAGGGGAGTTCAGTGCGCCTTCGGGCAGGGCGCACGTTCCGTCACGACGCGAGGATTTCGCCATCCGCTCCGACCTCTATGGAGACGAGGTGGTCGACCGCGAGGGACAGGCCCTCCGGCATGGACAGAACCAGCGTGGCTCCGCTCTCGAAGACCAGCGTCACTGCGGACGGCTTCATGGCCGTGATCTCGGACACCGACCCGCCGGGGTGGTTCCCGGAGTGCATGACCGTGCTGAATTCGTGGGCGCACGGAAGCTGGTTGACGTATCCGGTCCTGCGATCCACGGTCATATCAGAACCACCCTTTCCCGTACGCCTCTCTGTCGCCGACGTTGATACCGCCTGCCGTGGCTCCCGCCGTGGCTCCGATCCCCGGGAGGGAACCACCGCCCCTCCGGGCCCATTCCACGAAGTCCCTGAACCCGTCCTCTGCCGTCCTGCCTTCCTTCAGGGCCTTGTCGATGAACAGGTCTTTCGTCTCCATCGACGCCCTGTTGCTGAACGGTCTCGTGACGAAGTTCACACCCCTCGCCACGAACCCTGGAATCTTTCCCGATACGTTCGCCGCGACATAGGCCGCTCCGGGGTTGACCATATCCCCGACATCCATGGCGTCTTCCAGGCCGGAACCTGCCCCGCCGAACAGCCTGTCGGCGGCCGATCGGCTTCCCGGCCCCGGAACCACCCGGCTCCCGGAAGGCGGAGCGGTGATTTTCGCCTTCGTCCTGTCCGCCACCTTGTCGGCCGTTTTGAGCACGTTGGAGACGACGGCTTTCCTGCCTGCCCTGAGCCCCAGTTGTGCCGCTTTGCCGATCCCGCCTCCAAGGAGCGTCGTGAGGGCTTCGTCCACGGCGTATTCGCCAAACCTTCCTGCAGGTTCGTATGCCGGTTCGGATCGGCCTATGGAGCCCAGGCCGACCTTTCCGAGCAGTTCGTCTACGCGGTTTCTGACGCCGGCCCCTATCGACTGCGCCTGGTCCGACGGCGACGGAACCAGCTCTCCGACAGCGTTTCGTACGTATCTGACGCCGCCGCGAGTGGTTCCCGACGACGGAACGCCTATCGAGCGTCCGGACACCGGCATCCTGTCGGCAGGGACCTCACGTCTGGGAATCTTTTCGATCGGCACTTCAGTCGGCATAATACCACTTCCCGTCCGTGGCTCGGTAGATAGTCTTTCCGTCGATATCCTTCGACCATTCCACGGCGTCCTTCGGCCCGCTGTCGACCGTCATGGAACCACGGGGCTCCGTCTCGTACATTTCCGACTGGCCTCTCGGTTCGGCCTGCTTTTTGGCCAGTTCGTTCTGCCTGTCCAGGATTCCCCGGATGCGCTTCAGCTTGGCGTCGAACACCTCTTCGCTGTCCCATACCGAAGGGAGCATATCCTCTATGACCTGCATGTCCCTGTCGGACGGAACACCCTTGATGAGGGCGTCGGTGAGGTTGGCCTTCAGGTTCTGCAACACCTGGTTCAGCTCCCTGTTCCTGGCGGCCCTCTCGTTGTTGATTCCGAGAGTGTTGAATCCGGTCGCAAAGGCCGTATCGACAGGCCCTATGATGTCTCCGGACTTCAGCTCCTGGACCTGGTCTATGTCGTCCATGGCCTTTTTCGTGGCCAGGGCCGCATCCCTGTCGGCCTGTGTGGCGGCAGGCCTTTTACGCGAAACCGTCGTTCCGCCGGCTCCGGGTTCTCCTTCCGTGCCGCCCACGCCGGTGGTTCCCTGCGATACGGGCCTGCCCGTGCGCTTGTCTATCGGAACCACACGGGTCGTCTCGTTGCCGTAGCTGTCCCTGTCCGTCACCGTGACGAGCTGAACGTTTTTCGGGCTCACCGTGCCTTCCGGAGCCTCCTGTATCATTTTGAAACTGCCGGTCTTTTTGTCCAGGGCGTAGATGTTGCCGATGTCGTCTTTTACGGTCGTGTAGTCCGGCTGTGCGAGCTTTTCAGCGTCTATCGCAAGCTTTCCGGCCTTGTATGAAGACTCCGCCTCGGCGGCTCTTTCGCCGATGACCCTGTCGGCCCTGTTTTTCACTATGCCCATGGCCTCCGACGGAGAAGCGCCTGCGGCCATCAGGACGTTCACGCCTTTCGTGCTCCAGTCGGACACCCTCTCTCCGGGCTCCGGAAGACCGAGCTTCGCAACGGCTCCGGCCACGTTGGCCATCCGTTGCCGCTCTCTGCTTTCTCCGAGCAGTTTCGCCAGGGAATCGGCCGCTGACGACAGCATGGTTCCGGCCCCCTGGTATGCCCTCGATACGCCGTAAGGCGACACCGACGGACCTTTCACTCCGAGGAGCCTGTCCTCTCTCGGATCGTATCTCAATCCCGTTCCCGTCTGGGACGATGGTGCAAATGCCATGTTCCCTCCAGGATCAGAAATTCAGGCTCTGGCGTTTTTCCTGTTCCGCCAGATACCTTCTGTATGCGTCTTCACGCATATCCTGCTGTGACGCCATGTAGTCCGTCGCCTCGTTGGCCATACGCAAAGAGCCGAGCCCTCCGAGCAGGTTCCCGACCGATCCGGCCATGCCGAGACCCGTTTCCAGGTACGACGGGGCGTAATAGGCCGGAGCCATCGACTCCGCACTGGTTCCCGTGTCCGCGAATGCGTCGAACGTTCCGCCCGACACGCTGTTTATCGTCGGAACCACGGCGTCTCCGGCAGGCGAGGCGAGAGACCCCGTAGGGAACGCCTGAACCTGCGGCATCGACACGTTCGGCGACACGGCCCTTGGCATCGTTATCGTGTCGAACAGCGACCCGATGCCTGACAGAATTGAATCGAACATCGTTCATCCTTTTGTTTTGTTTCAGCGCTCCGTGGACGGTTGGCGCAGTCGCGTGGTTCCGTCACGCCTTCTCGACGATGTATTTCTGGACCTGTCGCACCGTCTTTCTGCGCTCTCCGTCTATCACCTCGTCGAACTTCCTGAAGGTCTTCGCCCGCTTCAGCGAGGCCACCGCCGTTACCGGCATCGACACGACCTCCCCGAGCATGAAGTGTGCCTGGAACAGTTTGACCTCTCCGTTGCGCGTTCTGTAGTTCGCCCCGACGAATCCCGTCGTTTCACCGGACCCGTATTTGTTCTCCACCGAAACGTCCGCCCACTCCGTAGGCAGTCCGTTGGTCCTGTATCCCCTCCGGCCTTCGTCCGTCCACATCGGCTTGCCGTCCACGGTCTGGTGCAACGTCACGTCCTCCAGAAACTTTTTCAGCGTCCGGCCGTCCATCTCCCTGTCGCCAGGCTCTCTGCCGACGATCTCGGCGTATCTTTTTTTCGTGTCTATTCTGTAAGGCTCACCCATTATGCCTTCTCCTTCTGTTTTATTTGCCGCAACGGCATATCGGAACCACCCGCAGGTGGCTCCGTATGGCGTCACGCCCATCCGCTCCAGGTTCCGTTGTCGTACCACCTGTGATGGTATGCGGAACCACCGTCGGCAAGGTATCTCTGCATCGCGTGCACGTCCCCGTTGCCTTCGATATACAGGAAAACCTCCATCCACGCGAGGCTTCCGTCGGAAGGCGTCCCGGTGGCGTCGGTGCCTATCCGGTACATTCCCGCAGTCAGAAGCTCGTCGGCCTTGCCGGAGAACTTTCTGTTCATACGCACAGGCGTGCCGAGCAGGTCTTCGGAAATGTATGGCATCGGAAGGGCGTCGCCCTTCAGCAGGACGCCAAACAGCTGTCTGGCCTCCTGAAACGTATTGACGCTGTTCGCGGCTTCGCCGAGCCCGTCATAAAGCTTGTTCATGCCGGGGCCTTACGAGAAGCTCGACGTAGAGTGAAGTTCCATCAGCCACGCGCTGTTCAGGATGGTTGCCGCATGGCTGAACTTCACGCCGGAGCTTCCGAGCTGGTCCAGCGGGTCTTCGGAACCACCGCGTCCCACGTTCTTGAAGATGAACTGCGGTGCCTTCCGTCCACGGATCGACACACGCCCGAACGCATCCGCTCCGAACACGAACGACGCATAGACCGGAGTGTTCGGGTCTGTCGTCGTGTCGACCGGGCACAGCGTGGATTCGATGACGCGGAACTGGTCGAGAGAACCCACCTCGCCCTTGAGCGTGTCGCCTCCGGCTCCCGCGTATGTCTCGACCGGCTTCCATCCGACGAGAGCCTCGAGGTCCGCCACGACATCGGGATGCGCGAACATGATGTACGTCGCCGGAATCGGCTGTGTACCCACCTTGGTGGATCCCTTGATTACGGACGTGATCTTTTTCGCTATCTGGTTGCGAAGCGCGAGTCTCGCAAGCTTCATATCGTTGGACGTGATCTTTTTGAGCCCTGCGATCACTTCCGCATCGCTCGTGGCTCCATCCGCATACAGGATGTTGGAACCGGCCGAGATAGCCGCGAACAGCAGGTTCTCCTGGCTCTCTCCGGCACTCTTGCCGAGCTCGTCGCTCATCACCTTGACGAGACGCTGTCCGTCCTCGTGGGCCACCATCACCTTGTCCGTGAAGCGGATATACTGCCCGAAGTCCTGCGACACCGTCTCGATGTCGGTCTTCGTGAGCGGCGTACTGTCCGGAACCACGCCCTCCACGAGTGGTGTGGTGTCGAAGTTCGGAAGTCGTTCGTACCGGCTGAACCGGATTCCGTCTCCAGTGAACGATGGAAGCGATTTCTGTGAAGCGTAGTCGTCGAGCAAAAGCTCCTCGACGGCGTTCTCCAGAAGGTTTCGGTCATAATACTGTCGCAGTTTCGCCGGAAGTTGAACCTGTCCGGCTTGAGGTGAATCTGAATACACAATCACTGACATATGGGGTCTCCTTAATAATACTATTGTATAATTATAGTCACCCAACTTTAAAGGATGACTTATGAAAAAGCCGATAATTGGCTTCACAGACTACTTTGTTACAGACGATGGTATCGTCTTGTCGAAAAAGTCAGGCAGAGAGAAAGTGCTCTCTCTCAAAAAAGACAGGTACGGCTACATGGTGGCACACCTGTCTGAAAACGGGAAGGCTTTCGACAGGCTCGTTCACCGACTCGTCGCTACAGCGTTCATACCCAATCCGGAAGGCAAGCCTTTCGTCAATCACAAGGATGGCGACAAGACCAACAATAGCGTAGACAACCTCGAATGGGTCACTCAGAAAGAGAACATAAGGCACTCGATCGAGGTGCTTGGCAATTGTCCGAGAAAGCTCAACAACGGAAAAAAGAAGCCCGTCCTGAAGCTCGATCCGTACATGAACGTAGTTGGAAGGTTCGACTCTTTGGCGGATGCCTTCCGTAACGAAGTCGAGCTCGAAAACGCCTTCATCCGTCGAGGCAAAAACCATCGACTGGAGAAGGAGTGCCACATCTTCAAATCAGGCATATCGAGATGTTGCATACAAAACGACAAACTCGAACCTGGAGAAAGGCCACACTTCATATATGGGTTCGCCTGGTTTTTCGATAAATAAAAGAACTTGACACTGCCTGTCACTCCAGCGCCATGAGGCGCTTCGTCATCTCGATGAACTCGTCATCGGACAACACCTCGTCCGCCATGCCGGAGAAGCCCTTGCCTTTCGGCTCTTCGACACCGTTCGCGGAAGCCTTTTTCGAAGCGCCTCCGTCCGTGGTTCCGGCGTATGCCAGCCTGTATGCCGAAACGAAGTCCAGCTCCGGCCTCAACGCCATGATCTTCGTAGCCTCCGGAACCAGTCTCTGCGCGACTCCGTCGTGAAAATCGTTGTACAGCCTGCCGAGAGAGTCCGGGTCCTTCGACAGGTACTCTCTCGCGGAGTCCGGGAGAGAGCGCGTCATCTCGGCGAACGCCTCGCCGTCTGGACGCGACAGTATCTCGGACGCTATGGCGTCCGCACGCACGGACACCGGATCGGGAACCACGGTGTCGCGTCGCGGTGTGGTTCCGGGTTCGGGCGTCTCCCCGTTCTGTCCGGACACGAGCCTGACTATGTCGTCAGGAGACGTTACGCCTATGGATTCGAGCGTTTCGACGAGCTGTCTGTACTTCGCCAGCTCCATCGTCTTATGCGTGAAATTGAGGCCCTTCTGGGCCAAAGCCTTCAGCTCTTTCAGGTCGGCCTCCATGAGCTGTCCGTTGTGCTTGATGACGAATCTCCTGTCGAGGTTCTCGTCAGGATCGTATACAAGCTCTCCGGGCTCTTCGGTGCCTTTTTCCCCGGCTTCCGCTTCGTCGGAACCACCCGGCTCGTCTTTCACGCCTTCGTCCCCACGGCCTTCCGCCGACGAGTTTATCTCGTCTGCTATCTCGTCTTCTATCAGAAGCTCTATCTCGCCTTCTCCATCGGCTGGTTTGCCGACGGAAACGTTCTCGTCTGTGTTTTCAGGGTCCTTCACGGTTGCCCTCCTTTCGTCATGTTATTTCACCACAAGGGTATCGAGCATGTCGGCCCTCGCCCTGATGGCGGAGCTCTCCGCGTCTATCACGGCTTTCGCGGCCGATGCCGTCTCCCTTGCCGCCTTGGCACGGTTGAGCTCTATTTCCGACGCCATCTTCAGCGCCTCTGCGGCGGAACCGCCGGAACCACCGCCGCCGTCTCCCTGCTGGGACGACTGCAGGGCTCCGGAGCGTATCTTCCTGGCCACCGTATAGAAGCCCGTAGACTCCGCGATCACGGCCGCAAGCTCTTTTCTCGATTCGTCGTCCAGCGGGATGGCTCCCTCCCTGGACAGGTTCAACAGCATGATCGCGTCGTTCAGCCTCTTCTCGTTCATTCCGGCCGTTCCGACCACCACCCTGATCCTCGCGTCCAGGTTGAGCTCGTCCTTCATGAAGGGAACCAGCATGCCTTCGTCCGACCTCACCCTGAACACATCCGCGAGGAACATTTTGTTGAACCTCATCCACAGGGAGCACAGGCCCTCGACGAGAGCGCTTATCTGCCTCGTGGTGTGAAGCGTTCTCTGCTCCGCCATGTTGGACAGGCTGACGATGCCTGTGGCGGTCGAGTTCAGCGCCCTCGGATCGTTCCCCTGGTTGAAGCGCGTCACGCCCGTGACGTTCTCCTCCTCTATCTGGAACATCTCGAGCAGGTTGAATATGCTCGGCGGAAGCTGGTTGTACGACGCATGCTCCATCGCCTCTCTCGGGAGCTGGTTCACCTGGATGATGCGTTCCCCGTTTCGCATGCGCTTGTAGTTGACGTAGTCGAGAGCGCCCTTGCGTATGAATACCTGGCCGTTGTTCGCCACCGACATGTTGTCCAGCACTCCGTTGACGATACCGCTCCTCACATTCTGGTAGTCGGCTATCAGCATCGGAAGCCCGTCTCCCCACATGGCTCCGGGCGTTTTCATATACTGCGTGCACACGAACGGAACCGGCCTGTCTCCGAACGGAGACTCCTCGTCACGCAGAACCACGTCCCCGCTCCATATGAACAGCACCGGTTCGCCGGAGTCGTCATACCCGTAGTATTCGTACACCGTGACGATCTCCCTCTCGTCTCCCGGAGAGAAGTTGAACGAACTGTCCCTGCCGTGATTGTAGTATTCGTTGTCCATCGTCCCGGAAGCGTCTTCGTCGAACGTGGTTCCGGACAATCCGGACACCTTGCTCCCGGAACCCTTCCCGAACCAGTCCTCGTTGTCCGCTATGTCCTTCTTGGACACTTTGCGCCGATATATCACGAACCTCGCCTCGTCCACGCTCCTGGCGGACGGGTCCGGAAAAACCGCATCGTTTTCACACACGTACGCATGGGCCATGCCGTCCCTCCATCCTGCCCGGAGCCACACGGTCCCCTCGACGATGAGACGCCTGGAAATGTCCTCGAAAAACGAGTATCTTCCAACCCTGTCGATCTCCTCGTTGAGCAACAGCTCCTGTAGCTTCGCACCCCTCTCGGAACCAAGCTCGGTCGGTTCGGCCATGATGGTTTTTTCCGTAGACACGAACGGCTCCACGAGCTTCGGAACCAGTCCCTCGACGGCACGCTTTATGTCCCGCATGGCCACGGTGTGTCCGGATGTCCTCCTCTCCTCTTTTCTCACGGCGGTATACATCGCCACCGATTCGTCTATCCTGTTCTGCACTTCGGCCTTGGCGGAATACGCCATCTTCCAGTCACGCTTGAACAGGTTCAGCCTGTCGTTGTTCTCAATCATAATCCCTCCGTGTTTTGTCTTCGAACGGCCACCCTCCGGTCTCCGCAGTCACCGCACTCTCTTCGTCCCCATACGCATCGTCGAACGGCACGACGGAACCACTGCCGCCGGACATGAAGCGTATGGCCTCCATCCTGCACACGGACGACAGTGCGTCTACGAGGTCGTCGTTCACGGCCCTGCAGGCTTCCGAGTCGCACAGCTCGAGCTGTTCCATCAGGGCCTCCGCGTCGTCCCCGGTATCGACGATCGTCAGCCGTCCGGAATTCACGACCGGAACCAGTGCCTTGATCCTCGATATCTTGGACCCGGCCACGGACAGCTCCTCTACGTTCATCCACTGCTGGTAGTCCAGCATCCGCCTGTCCATCTCCGGCTTCAGCGCCAGCCTGAACGACCCCTTCTCTATTCCGACGGTGTCGAATCCATACATCGAGTGCAGAGAGAACAGCCCGTCCAGCACGGCGTCCGTGGTTCCGCGCATCTGTTTCGGAACCACCCACCACGACCCGTTGGCGTCTATTCCGACAACCGCGAAAGCGCTGTAGTCGGCACTCTCCTTCTCGCTGAACGCGCCGTCGAGCGCGCACACCCACCAGCAGTCCGACGGTATGTCTCCACGGCCTGCCGTCCTTATTCTCGACGTATCGAATATGCCCGTCTCCGGAGAGGTGAGCTTCAGCTCATACTCCCGGAGCCACTCGGAGATCATGCCCGCGTCACGATACTCCGCGCGCCTTTTCTCGATCCATTCGTCGCTGAACCTGTCGGGCCATACGCCCGGTTCCAGGGGTATCTCGACGGTGGGATGCTGTTCGCACAGCTTCATGAACAGGTCGTTCCTGCTCAAAGGCGTGCCTACGGCGTAGATTTCACCGTCGGGAGCCAGCGAAGGGAGCAGTGCGCCGTAGAACCATCGGTTGAGCCTGTCCACCCTGACACGGTTCATGACCAGCTCGTCGTTGACGATGTCGTCGAGGACGATGAGATCGGGCCTCCGCCTGTTGCGCTTGATACCGCGCATCGAAGCACCCGCTCCCTTGCCTACGATGAAATACCGTTTGCCCCGGTATTCGAGCTCCAGCTCTCCCTGCACGGACCTTCTCACGGCGTATGGAACCAGGCTGTTGTCCACCATGTCGGATATGTCGGCCACGATGCTTTCCGCCTGCGATGCGGTATCCGAGACGATGAGCGTGTAACGGGATTTCGGGTTCTCCACCCTGTGAAGTGCTACATATGCGGAGTTCGTGGTCTTCGAGCTCCCCCTGAACGCCTTGACGGGCTTGATGTAGGAAGGGCTTCCGAAGTAATGGTCGAGTATTTTGTAGTGGAACGGCGGAGTGGCGTTGTCTTCCGCGAAGTAACGCTTGCGCCATACCATATGGCGAAGCGTATCATCGAGAGGAAGATAGCTCACGCTTCACCTCGATGACGATCGACTCGTCATCCTTCACGGAACCATCGGAACCATCACCCTCCAGCGGCTCTTTTTCATTCATCAGGGACTTGGCCGCATTGAGCCTATGCTCGTCCTTCTCCGCCGTCAAAGCGATATACAGAGCCACTGTGGATGCAATGGATGATTTCGTAGTGGCATCAGCTTCGCTGGTCCCTTCCATGATGTCATCTTTCAGATTTCTGAGACTCCCCGGATGGCAGTTGTAGATCGCGGCTATATCTGTCCACCTGGAACCACTCAGCCTCATGGCGGCTATCAAAGGATAATGCTCTTTCGGTATCTTGACCTTGTTCATGCCAAAATGATAACCGTTATCGAACGGATTGTCAAATGACGCTTCACGATTCGAGGCAAACCGGGCAGGGAACCACATGCCTGCCGACGCATGGACCGACGGATCGAACACCCCGTCAGTGCCTTTCGACGAATATGTCCCCACTGCCTTTCGGGGCGTGTGCGAACCCCATCTTCCACGCCTGCTTCACGACGGAGCTTCTGCTCCTGCGCAAGGCTCTCGCCATATCGTTCACGGACACTCCGTTCTCGATGTGCAGACGCAGTTCGTCGAGCTCCATCTGCGACCATCTCGTCCTGTAGGCGTTGATGTATTCGTCCAGCATCGAATCGTCCGGGCACTCTCCGAACAGCTCCGTGAACCCTCCCATGATGTTCTCGTCCGACACGACGCCCTTCCCGGTGGCTCCGCGTATGGGCGTGTGCGTCCTCCCTCCGGTGCACGGAACCACCGGCGGCTCCTCTTCGCACGGGTGCGATTCACGGGCTTCGACAGCGCCGGTGCACGAACCCCCGCATGGCTCCGC